CCAGGCTGATCGCTTTTTTGTTGGCGCCGTGACGCGGTAGCTCGTCCATACACAGCGACTCCAGCATGTGAAGCGACAGTCCTTTCTCCAGGTCGTCAGCCAGCTCGGATTCTTTCTCTTCTCTGTCGATTTGCTGGTAATGCCGGGTCCAGTTCTGAGCCTCGATCCGGTCATAAGTGAGATATGCGTTCATGGCTGAACTCCTGAATTTTGTGTGTAACAATCCTGTCGCTTTAATAGCCGACCATTCGGTTAAATTCGGTTTTGCTGGTGGTGTCAGCCCTGCGATTCGCCGCAGAACGGGCAGAAATTCATTTTTGCGTTAGTTTCCAGGCGATTAAGGTTTTTAGCCATTTCGCCGTTTTTCTTTTTGGCCCGGTATGCCAGTTTGTATTTCAGCATTACAAACAGCTTGCCTTCGGAAAGAGAAAGAACCTGATTATCCCAACCGGTATCAAAAGTGCTTTCGCTTACTTCTGCACCTTCCGGAACCTTTTCTTTCAGTCGTGCTTCGATCTGAGCACCGACCTCATTAATGCAGTTGCACATCCCTTACCCCTCAAAATTTCGCCTCATAACCTGCTGGTGTTTCGTCAGCATGTATGATGCCTTCGACTGGATAGCAGTTAGTGACGCCCATTTGCTCACTCGCTGCCGCTTCACATTGCTGCTGGTTGTCGAAAATACCGACAACAGCATCCTGGTAATCACCGTTCGTCATGGTGATGGTCAGCACTAATGCGTACAGTGCTCCCATCAGTGAGTCCCCGCAGGCACTAGATTTGGTTCAATAGTGCGTGAGGCATAAGGGCGGCGAATGTTGCGCAGGTTGCCCTGTGGTTCGTGCCAGTAGGTGCCATCTCGGTAGTCGAATGAAACCTGCCATGCTGCGCCGGTACGGATGTTTCGCATTGGGACGGCGCGCCCGCTGTTAGGTACTGAGCTGGTGGCTTTCATGACAGCGCCTCCACGAATTCTGCGAAGCTGAGTGCCTCCTCACCATCGGCGAGGCCTTCAAAGTATTCTTCGTATGCTTTTTCCATCTCACCCTCTTTGCCTTATCGCCGGCCAGCGGAACGTTTATCACCTGCTGCGCGTTAACCTTGCCATCTCATCCCGGTCTTCGTATGCCCCGGGCGGCTACTTCGTGGGCGTCCTGCCTTGATGACTCGTTGCTGCGTTTGATAGGTTAAGTATTATCGATTCAATCGATACATGTCAATTAAATTTGATGATTAATTTTACAGGGAAGATTAAGAAAGCGAGATGTGGGTGAATTAATGACATAAAAAAACCGCCAGTTAAGGCGGTTAGTAGTTTTAAAGCTGGTTTAGCGAGAAGGAGGCTCGATTTTTCTGCGTCTTTGGTATTCAGCCATGAAATCGTCTAGTTCTTGAAGTCTGGTGCCTGCCAGCTCAATAAAACGGTCTTGTTCAACAGTCGGTAGCTGATCAAATATTTCTAAGAGCCGCTTTTGTCGGTCATTGAGATCTGTTGGACCACCTTGTGTTAGACGTTCAGGCACATCCGATTCCTCATCATCCTCCATGAAGAACCAATACAACGGCTTACCCGTGGCCTTAGGTAACAACTCTAAGATATCTTTTCGGGGAAGAATGCCGGACTGACACCAACCATTAACTGATTGAGAGGTAGCGCCGACTCTACGACCTAACTCAGATTGGGTGATCCCAGTCTCATTAAGCACTCTTTGTAAACGCTCTCCAAAGTTCATTTTTCGTTCTCGCACAATTACATGGTTTCATTATACAGATTTTTTCTGTAGGTATGGCTATCGAAATAATTTGACAGTATCGATTAAATTTGAATAATTGGTTGTATCTTCACTCAATGAGACCGACCAATGAAAGTAACTGTTCAACGCAAGATCCTTTCCGTGTGTAGCCAGGCTGAGTTGGGACGCCGACTTGGTCGCCGTGCTCAGACCGTTAACGGCTGGTTTAAAAACAAAGTTCCCGGCGAACTTGTAGTTCGAGTGGCAAGAGCTATTGACTGGAAAGTCACCCCACACGAACTGCGTCCTGATCTCTACCCAAACCCAACCGATGGCTTACCAAGCCAAGAGGCGTCAGCCAAATAACCATAGAGGATATTGACCCATGGAGAACGCAATAGCACGCAACTCCGAGCTACCGAAACTAAAGCCGGTTGAGATGGAGAGATTAATTCTCAATCAGCTTGCATCGGTTGGACAGAAGCCGGTAGCTGACGCTATCGGCATTGATGAGTCAACCATCAGCCGCTGGAAAGGTAAAGGCGGTCATGTTGAACAGTTTTGTCGGTTTCTGGCGGAGCTGGGTATTCAGCTTGCTCCTCCGGGAGCGGTACTTGTTCGCCGTGATTATCTTTTTTCGGTGGAAACATTAGCGGACATTGGGATGAAAGCAGTGCGTATGCAGCCTGAGCCGCTGGGGTGGGACTGAAAATGGCAACAACCAAAAAGGTGAAAGCCGCGGTGCTCGAACACCAACGGCTTTCTGGTGCAATTCATTGCGAATTCATTGCGGGGAAATTATGTCAGTAACCAGTATCGAGGTAAACATCCAGCCAACCCACAAATGCTCTTTTTGCGGAAAGACGAATATTGAAGTGGCTGGCGTTTCTATCTGCCAGAAATGCGTCTTTCAGTGCGTTGATATTGTCTTTAAATACGCAGAAAAGACGAACTCTCCAACGTATTAAATTCAGGGGTATCTATGCAAAGTTCACCATGTGGCTTAAGGCTTCTCTCCAGTAGCGCATTCGTATGCCTTAGTGAGGGCGTCGATCAGGCGAGGAACTTCCCCTACGTGCATCTCAATTTCTCGGCAGATATTCAATTCTTCCGAATTAACACCAGGGCAGTGATTGATAGAAATTGTAAGCGAATTGTCATGCTCATCGTATCTGACAGAAATTTCAGGTCTGTGCGGTGTTGCTATGAATTTGTTCATTTTAACTCCATGGTCTGTAGGTATTTTATGGCTGCTTTACCTTACATGCAATTGTACATAGCTGATTATCTGGCAGATACCATGCATCTGTCTACAGAGGAGCATGGGGCTTATTTGCTGTTGATGTTTAACTACTGGCAAACGGGGAGAGCTATTCCGAAAAGTCGTTTAGCAAAAATTGCACGACTTGATAACGAGCGTTGGATTTCCGTTGAAGAGTCGTTAAGTGAGTTTTTTATCGACAATGGTGAAGAATGGATACATGAACGTATTGAACAGGATTTGGCATCTGTTCATGCGAAGCTGGAACAACGTTCTGCCGCAGGAAAGGCCTCAGTAGCAAAGAGAAAAGCCAATAAAACAATGAAAGTTGAACGAGAAAGCAACGTGTGTTCAACGCTCGTTGAAAGTTCGTTAGAGCGGAATGCTAACGGAAACTCAACTAATAAAGATAAGAATAAGAATAAAGATCTAAAAGAATTAAAAGATCCCCCTAAATCCCCCACGGGGGGAGATAGAAATAATTTTAATCCGCTTTCGATTGAATTACCGGAATGGCTATCCCCGACTCTTTGGGCGGAGTGGGTGGGTTATCGCAAACAACTTGGTAAGCCAATTAAAACCCTGCAAGGGGCCAACGGCTCGATTAATAAACTCGCAGCATACAGGACGCAGGGGCATAGCCCTGAGTTCGTGGTGAAACTGACCATGGAAAATGAGTGGAGGGGGCTACTTGTTCCTGAGGAAACTGCGAGCAAAAAGCGTCGTGACGTAAACGAAATATCTCAACCTGATAATTCGATCCCTACCGGATTCAGGGGGTAACGATGAAAAACGTAATCGGTACTGGCAGTGCGCTTGATCGCCTGAAAAGAATTATCCCAGCCAGTGTGCAGCCGAAATTCTCGACTGCTGATGAGTGGCGGGCATGGCAGGAAGCCGAAGGGCGTAAACGCAGTGAAGAGCTTGACAGGATGAATCAGAAATCCCGCACCGAGAAGATTTTCGGGCGATCTGGCATTCAGGATCTCCATCGTAGCTGTACGTTTGCTAACTACGAAGTAAGCGGGGAGGGGCAGCGAAAAGCGTACACGATGGCAAAAAGTTATGCCCAGAACTTCGGTAGTGGATTTGCGAGCTTTGTGTTCAGCGGTGGTCCGGGAACCGGGAAAAACCATCTTGCGGCGGCAATCGGAAATCATCTGCTGGCCGGCGGTCATAGCGTTCTGGTGGTAACCATTCCTGACCTGATGCTCAGGGTTCGTGAGTGCTACGACGGTGGGCAATCAGAAGCGTCCCTGCTTGATGACCTTTGCAAAGTTGACCTGCTGGTACTGGATGAAGTCGGTATTCAGCGCGGGAGCAGTGGTGAGAAGGTCATTCTCAATCAGGTTATCGATCGCCGTCTCTCATCGATGCGACCTGTTGGTGTTCTGACGAATCTTAACTACGAGGGGCTGTTGGATTCACTGGGCGCGAGGGTTATCGATCGCCTCCAGATGGACGGAGGGATGTGGGTGAATTTTGACTGGGGAAGCTACCGGAAAAACGTTAGCCACCTCCGGATCGTGAAATAAGGGGTTAAAAATGGCCCGACCTAAAACACACAGCGAACGGATGATTATTCTTGAGCGGATTATCGGTCTGGTGAAAGAGCAGGGGCGCATCACGACGAACGACGTCGTTGCGATTTTTGGCGTGCACCGAACCACGGCGGAGAAATATCTGCGTATCGCGCTGGAGCGAGGCGGCTTCATTCGTCATGGCCGCTGCGGCATTTTCCGAGACCAGCGTGCGGTGATTGATTATGACCTCAGGCGATACAGCAGTAGTCAGGTAACGGGATTTTCAGCGCTGCCGGTGCTGGAGAAAAGCCCGGTAATGCAGGTTTATGGAGCATCCAAAATGAGCATCAACAAGGGGGGAGCCCAATGAGCAACATCGACAAACCAATGACAAATCGCGAACTGGTCGATGCGGCCATTGAACTTGCCGGAGAGTTCTATGCGATGCAGGGCTATTCGCATCGTCCAGGGTTCAAATACTGGGAGTCTCCGCATCCGCATGAGCGCCTGTGCTTTGAAATGGCTTGCGTGGCATTCGAAACTATTCGCGGCTCAGATGTAATGGACGCCGTATCTGAACTGGAGGATGAGGAATGAGCAACATCGACAAACAGGCGCTACGTGAAGAGTTCCGCCTCATGCAGGCGCACTATAGCGACCCAGCAGACCGTGCACGACAGGTTATTTATATCGCCGCAGAGGCGCTGCTGGATGAGCTGGATAAAAAACAGCAATACATCAAACTCCGCGACCAGGAGAACGAGGATATTGCGCTTACGGTTGGGAAGCTGCGAGTTGAGCTGGAACATTACAAATCACGTGAAGAGCGAGTTACAAAGCTGGTTCTGGATAACTCGACAAGCTGGGATGTTCTCTACGAGAAGCTGGAAGCCGCAGAACGGCGAATAGCAGAACTGGAGGCGCGGGCTGTCAACTTACCAAAACGCAGCGTTGATGAGGTCATGCACCTGAGCGGATTCAGCCGGGATTACGCCGAGGGTTGGTGCGCTGGCAATGACAATGCGATACACGAAA